CCCCAAAGAAAAAGACAGTTAATAAAATTATATAAAATAGGGTCCAGAAATATTAATACTTAACTCACTAATAACCAGGCATATACGTTCCCTGGTCAACACTGGACCAAAAGAGGAACAAAAACCAATTGAATAAATATTGCATTTAATAAAATTTTAATTTGATATTAATTAAAAGTTTTGTATCTTTAAAGTATTATTAATTAAATCAAATATTATGAAAAAAACATCTAACAAAAACTCTTCAACATTCGTTGAAAGTCAAACGCCATTCAAAGCGAACAATTTAAGTGGAGATTTTGAAAATGGCTGTTTTGTCGTTCGTTCTTACAAGCATTACCCCATTTTCATTTGCAAGGGTGGGCAGTGGTACGAAAATAATAATAGTTATTCAGTATCAACAGCCAAACAAATGACACAATGTAGTTATTATATAAGAGAAAATGCAATTAAGAAAAGCACCGAAGAATTAAGAGCAATGATAAACGATGGCAAAGAGCAAAATTCCTCTTTAAAATTTATGAAAGCATTTTTAAAATTGGGCGAGATTACCTCCGATAAAAACGAGAGTTTAGCCGATAAGGTAAAATATAAGGAAAAGATAGTATTTGCCACAATGAGAGCAAATGTCCCACAATGGGAAACCCCAAGCGATTGGAACACAATAAGCAATGAAGACAAATTGAAAAGATTAAACAAATTAGAGAAAGTAATTTAAAGCCACCACCACAGACAACACCGCGCCATTAAATTGTGCGCGGTTTTGGTGGTAACAGACATTAACAAATAAATAAATTATGAAAGAAACACTTTTATACGGATGCAAAATTAATGCACCAAAATACATGGAAGAAATTATTTATCAATGCAAAGGATATACCAACGAAAAAGAATTAATGAAAAAAGGTAAAGAATGGGCAACGGTAAACGGATATGACAGATTAAGAATTTCTGTTATTGATTTAACACAAAAACCAAATTTCACTAAAACAATAAACCTATGAATAAATTTAAAGGAATTCAGCAGAAAAAGACTGAGCGAAAAACCCAAGAATGGTTAGATGCTAAACTAAAGGAACTGCCAAAGGTGGTTAAATCCTTTATGGATAAAAATCCTACTGAGGAACAGATAGAAAGCTTTTATACTTCTTATGTAATGCGTTACACTAAAGACAGTATTGAAGACATCCTAAGGGATTATAATACGTTTCAGATTGAAACGACTGCCGAGATTGTCGACCATTTCGGAAACTTTTTTAAACCAAATAAATAGAAATTATGACAAAATTAAATTTAAAAAACCCTCGTGTTATATCAATGTTAGATAGCACAAAAGAAGAATTAGTAGCGAAACTTTTAATAACACAAGCACAACTAAATGTAGAAAGAAAAGAAGGTGCATGGTTAGATGCGTTAGCAAGTCAAATGAGAGATTGTGCCAATAGAGATTACCACGAAGATTGGATGGATGAAATGAAAGAGGATACCGAAATTGCATACAAAGAATCTAAAGAGGAACACAAAAAACAAAACAAAAAACTTGCCGAGTTATTTGAAACGGAGACATTAATTTAAATCCTATGGGAGGAGCAATCCTCCCTCTGTACACAGATGTGTATCTGTGCTGATGATTGCAAAAGCATGAAACAGATTTATTAATTAAAAAACAAACAATGACAAAACAAGAATTTTTAAAACGTGCAACTGCTAAAAACGTAAAGCAAATGCGAGGACATGATGCTCCATCTTTTGAATGGGACATTTACTTTGATGGTAAGAAAATTTGCAACTGTTGGGATGATTCCTATGGTGGCGAGTTAAAGATTACTAATTATGACAATCAAAGTATTGAGGACATTTATAAATCTATTGATAAGGATTCTCTTTATGACAAGGAGTATAAATGGACAACAAGTCTTGACTTATTAATGGATGAATTAAAGACAATTTCATTAATGAAAAAGGATGAGAAAAAGGGTGTAATGATAGGCAAACCTACTTCATATTCTGTTGTAGGATTTCAGACTAGCATTCCTACTACATTTAAAAGATGGAGTAATGTTGAAGTCATGCAAGACTATCAGAACATTATAAACGATGCATTAAATAAGGGCGAGACAATCCTTAATGCTGACTATTTAAAAACATGGAACTTAAAAGTATAATTATGAAACATTTAAAAGAAGCGACTAATAAAGTTACTGTTTCTCTTATGGATAAGATGGTAAATGGTGAAACCTTAAAACTTAATGACCAATTTCAATTATATAAATACTTTGATATGGAACACTTTGTTTTGCAAGATTCAAAAAGTGATAAAGACATATTTTGTGTTCAGTATAATGGCAACGATGTAGTTTTTACATATTTATAATTTAAACCAACAATAAAATGAAAACAACACTACAAGGATTTTTAATTGATGACTTGAAGAAAGTAGAGCATCATGTAAACAAGATTATAGGGAATATCTATGCGCGAGGACAAGAAGAAGACTTTGCAAAAGATATAAAAGAGATTGAAATGTTTTTTTCCTATTGGAGACAACATTCTAAATTTGAAAAAGAAACCGAACTTAAAAACGGATAAAATGAAAAATAAATTCAAAGTAATTTCTGACTGCGAGGTCAGAGAGATTGAAGTACAATTAGAGGGCGATGCCCAACTAAATGTTTACAAATCAATACTATTGCGATTTGCTGAAGATGGCGAAAATCCTATTTGGTTACACGATTCAGCAAAGAGAGAGGGAGTAAGATTTTATTATAAAAACCTTTACAAGATTCTTGAGCAATGGGGATATGATTATGATGAGGTAGTAGACTACGCTAATGATAACATATAAATTAAATAAAATGACAATAAACGAACTAATGGATTTAGGTATAGTAGGCGAGGACTTACTTGATAACCTAAAAGAAATAAAAGAATCAGTCTCAGAGATTGAGAAGGCAGACTTTAAAAAAGAGTCAACCTTTGAGGATACTGACCATCTCCAAGAATATATTGGAGAGACTATCAATATGATTAAAAAGAATCTAACTAAATTACAACAGAAATGAACAAGCTAAGAGGAACATATCAGAGGGTGGAAAAAGAGTACACCCTCTCCGTAGACTACACTTATTATTGGGACACGGGAGACTATGATCATCCTCCTGATGGCGAGTTAGATGTTACTGAAATCTACATTGACTCAGAGACATTACCTTTGCAATTTTATTATGATTTTCTTGAGCATCAATTGGTCGAGGATATATGTGAACATGCACACGACAACAGATGAAGATAATTAATAACTTTGGAACTCGAAGAGGCTACAATGAAACGCACGTTGCGTTTATTATCAGAGCCAAATATAGGAGAAAGGGTGGCGCATTCATTGATGTGTTTGTGGAGGCAACCCTTGACTCCGGAGGTGTTCGCAGTATCTCTTTGAGAGAAGATGGCACGAACGAGGCTTTGTCCGTTCAACATTTAGAGGAGGAGCATAAGCTATATGAATTAATTTTAAACCAAACCTTATGATATTTGATAATAGTAATCTAAGTCCTGAACTTCAGGAACTGCTAATGAACAAACTTAAAAAAGAATTTAAAGATGAAAAACTTACTAAGACTTCTAAGGCTCAAGCGAGTCAAAAGAAAAAGAAAAAGAAGTAGAGAAAAAACGCTTTGGTCTAATCTGATGAGCAATGAAAGAAAGATCAGAGAACAGATAGAGCAGATGGTAGCAAGAAACAAATATGTTTCAGCTAAATCTAGGTATAAGATTACGCTTTCAAAACCTCGACAAATTGTTTATCTTTATAAACAGAATGAGCAAATTAGAGATGAACTTAGAAGATACCAAAGAAATAGTAGATAGGATGGATCCAGACTTCCTGTGGCATTCAAACAATGCATTGAGAAGGGAGTTATCTCAAGCTAAGAAGGATTTAGCCAAGGCACAAAAGAAAATAAAAGACCTTCATTGGTCTAAAAATTAGTTTTGTTTCATAGTTTGTTTGAAGAAGGAGAGGCAGAAATGTCTCTCTTTTTTTTTGACAAATTGTTACAGATAAAACAAGTTTTGTTAAAGTTTTGTTAAAGTTTTGTTAAAATTGTAAAAATATTTGGTCATGTCACATTTTATTTTATAGCTTGAATGGAAAGACAAAGTTCTTTGAAATTTTGAATTATTAATTTTAAAACCAACTAAAATGAAACATAAAGAAAAGTATGTTGATTATAATGATTTGGATAAAATCATACAAAGCAACGATTGGTTGAACTGCACATTTAAAAAAGGTGCAGAGAAGTTTATAAAAACTAGACCAAGCCAATATCCGATGAATGATGAAATTGCATTCTTCATTGATAACATTCCAAAAGTGAGAAATCGAAATGATGTTATTAAAACAGGGTTAGCGACAATAATCAGATCCGAAAGCATAGGCTTTGCTGATGGGTGGTGTTTAAATTACAACGCCCCTTTTTGTTCTCCCGAGGGAATATCCACACCTTATGTCTACAATGAATCTTATGAACATTGTTATGATAGAAAGGCGAGGATTAGTGATGTAATAGAAGAATACTTTTATTACACTTGCATCCATTCAGATCAATGGAAACACCGCTAGGTAACCAACAAGGGTAGCAGAGATGCTACTCTTTTTTTTTGGCATCAATAAAACCACGCTCGTATTCGATTTGCTTTTCAATATCTAGGATGCGATTTTCTAAAGCATTGATAACAAGTATCTTTTTGTCTAGTCTTTCGTGTACTGTGGTTAGTTCATTCTTGATGCTCATAAATTCAGAGTATATTCCTCCGGCAGTAAAGACTGCCACTAAAAAGGATATTACGAGCGATAGATTATTTTTTAAAAAAGCATCTGGCATACAGTAAAGGTAAAAACTTTTCTTGTATATATAAAAATTTATTATTACTTTAGTAAAAATATAATTAAATTAAATCAAATGCAACTAACCAACAACTCCGCATTTAATAAATTCCTGGACGATGAATATCAATCCAGGGGATATGTAGAAGCACGAAAAGTGGTGGATCACTTAAGAGCCACAATATTTAAAAACCTTAACGATCAAGAGTTAGAAGAATTCCGAAAGGAGTTTGCTTATGCCCTTGACATGACACTTAAATAAATATGAAAGAATATATATTTGACCAATTTGTAGATAACATCCTTAACCACACGGGGCTAACAAGGGAGCAACTTTTTGAAAACACTCGAAAGATTGAGTATGCAAACCCACGTAAGTTTTTGTATAAGTTATGCGTTGATAGAGGTATAACTCAATCAGACGTTGTATCCTATATGGGGAAGAACAATTTTAAATGTACTGATGCAACAATCTATCAAGGAATATCATCTTTAGAAAAGATGATGGAAAGGGATTCAGACCTTAGCATTATACTTAACAAACTTTCAAACGTTGAAGCTTGAAGATATATTTGAAGAAGCTGTGAATGATCCTGGGGCAACTAATCTTAGCGACAAACACTATGAGACAAGAATGTTATTAGGGGTTAAGATACAGAAGTACAGAACAAGTGGGGTTATAAAAATATTTAACCCTAGGGGTAAACACTATCCTGAGGAACTGACATCAGAAGAGTATAAACTTTTTGACAGAGGTTGGAGGATAGGAGTTTACAGAAGAGTTATTCAAGGCTATGAGGAGCGACTAGAAAACATAAAGAATCGAATCCCTCAGTTATTGGCTCAGAATAAGAAGATCGACAAGAAGAGAGATCAGAGAGAGAACTTGATGCGTAAGCGCAGAGAGATTACTAATAAATTAAACCAACTATTATGAGTACACAAAAAAAAACAGCGTACAAGGTGTTGTCTGAGATAGATGTCACCAAAAAATTAGAAAAAAAAGGACGTTTTGATTATTTGTCTTGGGCATATGCTTGGGCTATAGTTAAAGATAAATATCCTAATGCCAACAGAAAAGTTTATGAATCAAAGACAACAGAATTAAATTATTTTACTGATGGTAAAACTGGATATGTAAAGGTAGGATTCTGTCTTGAAGGTTATGACAACACCGAAGAAAAGAATGCTCTTGGTTTAGAACATGTTGATTATTTACCCATAAAAAACAATCTTAATCAATCAATACCTGTTGGCAATATTACGTCCTTTGCGGTAAACACATCCATCCAAAGAAGTACAGCTAAAGCAATTGGAATGCATGGGCTAGGACTTTCTTTATGGGTTGGAGAGGATCTTAAAGACATAGGTGATGACCTAGATGATGGTTTGAAGCTAAAAGCTCCAGCTGTGTCTAAGAAAAAAGCTAAACCTAAACCTACCGGAGACTTTGCTAAAGATATTATAAAAGTAAAAGATACTTTGGCTCAAGGCAGAAAGTGGGAGGATGCAGAGAGGTGGCTTAAAAGTTCTAATCATTATGATGCAGTAGCTTTAGCTGAATTTAAAGGACAAGTCGATGCCTAGGAGTTGTCAGCAAACACTTAGGGATCGGTATTTTGATCCAGATTATGTGGAGATAAAATATATAACCGAAGACACTACATTGCATGCCTTATGGATTCATGGATATCTTTCAACCTATTTATTGAACCGACTTCATCGGTTTGACACGATTGGAGATGTAATTGACACGCCTATAATTGATTTAATGAGAACACCTAATTTTGGTTCTGGTTGTTTAAAACAGTTGAAAGCTTTTTTTGAAGACAACCATGACAAGTTTAAGTTAAAAGGTAATAAGCCATTCCTTAAGAAAAAACAATCTTGTGAGGAAAAAATTAAGACTCTTGAGGCAAAGTTAGAAAAAATGGAAGCCTATCGTTCCGAGAACATTAAACTTAAAAAAGCAAATCAGATTTTAAAAAATTCAAATGAATTGGCTAAGATTGAATATGAAAAGTATTATAAAGATAGTGTAAACGATTTGCAAGAAAAAATATCCAACGACGTGTCCTACAAGGCATTACAATCATTAAAAATAAAAACAGATGAGCAATAAAGAAATAATTAAAAACCTTCGTGACGACAAGAAGTATTACGGAGACTATGGAAAAAAGTGGCTATCCAATAGCGATGTGTATAAACTTTTACACGATGAAGAGCAGTATGGATGCAAGACAAAGGTAACTGACAAGATGATCAGAGGGTCATACTTTCACACTCTATGTCTTGAACCTAAAAAGAAAGACACCTACCTTGTTTGGGATCAAGCTACTAGAGGCAAAGCTTACAAGGAGTTCTTGGTTGACAACGGCCTGGACCCTGAATATGATATTGCCATTACGAGCAGAGAGGTTGAGCAAGTAGAAGAACAAGCAGAGTGGTTCTTGGATAAAAACAATCCTAAGACTAACGACAACACTATAGGCGATAAAACAGTATATGAATACATTTCTGATAAAAAAGCTAAGACTGAGCTCCCAGGAATTGAGAAAATTTTCAATGTTGATATGAAGGGGAAGGCAGATTTGGTATCTAATGGCATAATATTGGACTATAAGACAATGGATAACGTTAAGAGGTTTCCTCAAGCAGTAAAGTTTGACTCTTCATACGACACCCAAGCTTTTATATATCAGTCTATATTTAAATTACCTCTTGTGTTTATTGCTATTGGAAACATTAAAAAAACACGAAAGGATGGAACTAAGTATTATGAGATAGGTATACACCCATCTACGGACGAGGTATTACTTAGGGGTAAACAAAAAACTCAGGAGGCTGTATCAAGATACTTACAGCATAAAGAGGGAACTCGTAACATTGAATCTTTTATTTATAACACAATTTTAACTTAATAAATTTATACTATGGCAATCAAAAATAAATACTATGGCAACCTACAGTTGGATAACCTTGGCAAGGCAGTCAAAACAATCCCTGGAAAGGTAGAGAAGACTGAAAAGTACGGACACCAGATTAAAGTCAAAGCAGCGATGTGGGAAGACGGTGGCATAACTATAGATATATGGGATGCAGAAAACAAAGTAGCCCATAAATTAGGTAAGCTTATGCTTGATAAAGAGTTTACGTCTGAGCCAGCAGCTCCTAGCCAAGCTGCTCCTGAAGTAGAAGATCCTGATGAGGATTTGCCTTTTTAATTAACCCTAACTAAACTAGGGGGAGTTGTTTCCCCCTTTTTTTTTGTGTTAAATGTTAAAAATAATTTATTATGTCTTACATATATATATTTATAATTATATTTAAGTTTTTTGAATACAGAATGACAGTGAAAACCAACATTTTCAACACTATGCCTATAAATAAAAGGCTATGCAATACTAAAACCAACATAAAACCAACATTTTAATGTCAAATACGGTCACAATATTTAAAAATATCAATGAAACTAAGGCACCTTTCTTCAGGGATGTTAATGTTATTTTGGATAGAATAAAAAAAGGAGCAAGTAAAGATTTAGTATTATCCATAAGAAAAGAAGATGATAAAGAGAAACGAAACAATCTGAAAAAACAATTACCTAGCATATGTTTCTCTGGTCAATTTAATAAAAGGTCTGACGTCTCATTAGTAGAGCACAGTGGTATAATATGTTTAGATTTTGATGGCTATAAGCTTCAAAAAGATTTGCTTGATCAAAAGAGAAAGTTTGCTAAAAACAAATACGTCTACTCAGTTTTTATCTCACCATCAGGCAAAGGTCTGAAGGTACTTGTAAAGATACCTGCCAACCCTGATAACCATGTAGGATATTTCATGGCATTAGAAAAACATTTTAAGTCTAAATACTTTGACAAGACCTCTAAAAATATAAGTAGAGTTTGCTATGAATCCTATGATCCTTTGATTGAGATTAATCCAGAGGCTAAAGTTTGGGATACGGCTGAGGATTTAGAGTACAAAGAACTTACAGCCAATAACGGGGTTAAGACTATACCTATAACTGATGAGAATAAAATAGTAGAAATCTTGGTTAAGTGGTGGCAGAAGAAATACCCTATGTCACAAGGACAAAGAAATCAAAATGCTTTTATCTTAGCCATGGCATTTAATGATTTTGGCATTTCTCAAACCACCGCTAACCTAGTTATAAGTCAATACAAAAGCAGAGACTTCAATGCTACTGAGATCAACAACACAATCAAGTCAGCGTACTCTAATACAAAAAACTTTAACACAAAGTTTTACGAGGATGAGGATAAGATAAACGAAATACAGCAACGGCTCAGAAGAGGAGAGTCAAAAAAAGCCATTCGTCAAGTTCTCCAGGAGTCAAACTTGGCGGATGATGTGATTGACTCCGTTATTAATAAAGCTGAGGAAGACAACTCAGTTAAGTTTTGGACAATGAGCAGCAAGGGTGTAGTAAAAATTATACCCTTAATATTTAAAAAGTTTCTTGAATCTAATGGCTTTTATAAGTTTTCTCCTGAAGGGCAGAAGCATTATGTTTTTGTTAAAGTTACTGACAACTTAATTGATCATACCTCTGAGAAAGAAATAAAGGATTTTATACTTGATCATCTACACGACATGGAGGACATGGCTATATATAATTATTTTGCTGATCAAACAAGACTATTTAAAGAGGACTTTTTGTCTTTATTAGGGACCATTGAAATATTTTTTATACAAGACACTATGGACACGGCTTACTTATATTATGAGAACTGTGCCGTGCAAATTACAAAAGATAACGTAAAGTCTATTGACTACTTAGAACTAGATGGTTACGTTTGGAAAGACCATGTGATAAAAAGACAATACAATAAATGTACGACAGAAGAAAGCGATTTTAAAACTTTCATAAGTAATATATCTAGCAAAGACCCTGGTAGAATCTTGACCTTTGAATCTACCCTAGGGTACATGATGCACGGCCACAAAAACATTTCTTACTGCCCCGCTACCATACTTAATGATGAGCAAATATCAGACACAGCTAATGGTGGTACTGGTAAAGGTGTTTTCTTACAGTCATTAGAGCACATGAAGAAGCTAGTGATGATAGATGGAAAAGCGTTTGCATTTGAAAAGTCTTTTCCTTATCAATTAGTTTCTGCTGACACACAGATACTAGCCTTTGATGATGTAAAAAAATATTTTGACTTTGAGAGGTTGTTTTCAGTTGTAACTGAAGGTTTAACATTAGAAAAAAAGAATCGCGATGCTATAAAAATTCCTTTTAGCAAGTCCCCTAAAGTTATTATTACTACTAACTATCCTATAAAAGGAAGTGGCGCATCGTTCGCTAGACGTAGATGGGAGCTTGAGTTAGCTACTTATTATACGGAAAATTTTACACCCACTCAAGAGTTTGGTAAGTTTTTGTTCGGTGAAGAGTGGGAGGCTGATGACTGGTGCAAGTTTGATGACTATATGATTAAATGTATACAGTTGTACTTAAGAAAAGGTTTAATAGAAAGTGATTCGGTTAATGCAGATAAGAAGAGATTAATTATAAATACTAACTCAGACTTTATCGAGTGGTGTGGTTTATTGGATACACATGCATCCAACACTTTGCTTGAAGCAAACAAAAGGATTCATCTTAATGATTTACATTATGATTTTACAAATCAATATCCAGACTATGCTAAGTTCTCAAAGCGATCAGTATCACAATATCAATTTAAAAAATGGATGATTTCCTACGCGGTATATAAAGAAGGCCTTGAGCCAGAGCTAGGACGTGACGCTGCGGGTAATTGGATTAGAATTAAGCCAAGGGCAGAAGGACAAATACAAAAAAAACTATTATGAAGTTTAGAGATTATCAGGGGGAAATAATAACTAAAGGATCAGATGTGATAGCAGAGCATGGTTTTGTATACCTAGCCATGGAGGTCAGAACTGGAAAGACACTTACAAGTTTAGGTATAGCTAAAGAGATGGGAGTCAAAAGGGTTTTGTTCATTACAAAAAAGAAAGCTATTAGCTCAATCGAGGCTGACTATCAGATGCTTAAACCAAATTTTACCCTTGAGGTAATTAACTATGAGAGCCTGCATAAAATAGAAGGCAGCTATGACCTAGTAATATTGGATGAGGCTCATTCATTGGGCGCATTTCCTAAACCAAGTAAGAGAGCAAAGCAAGTAAAAGTTATAATTCAAAAGAATGATCCGCTAGTTATCTTGCTATCTGGTACGCCGACTCCTGAGTCATACAGTCAAATGTACCATCAAGTATATGCTATCCCAGGTAACCCGTTTAACCGTTTTGTAAACTTCTATCGGTTCTGTGACAAGCATGTGCTAGTAACTCAGAGGCCTATAAATGGGCTCAATATAAGAGACTACTCAAAAGGTCAGCAAAGTATAATGGATGCCATGCAGCCTTTCTTTATTTCTTATAGTCAGAGAGAAGCAGGCTTTAAGGTGCAAACAAAAGAAAAAGTAATGCATGTTAAGATGAGCTCTTTGACTTATAATCTTGCAAAAAAATTAAAGAAGGACTTGGTAGTGGAAGGTAACGAGCAAGTTATTTTAGCTGACACGCCTGTCAAATTGATGATGAAGCTTCATCAGATATACTCTGGAACCGTTAAGTTTGAGAGTGGTATATCACAGACACTAGATTTAAGCAAAGCAAAGTTTATTTTTCAAAGTTTCAAGGATAAAAAAATAGGTATCTTCTATAAATTTAAAGAAGAGCTTAAAGCTTTAAAGAAAGTTTTTAATGGTAGCCTTACCACAGAGTTAGAAGAATTTGTTAACACTGATAAAAACATTGCCCTTCAAATTGTCAGTGGAAGAGAAGGAATAAGTTTGCGCCAAGCTGACTGTTTAGTTTATTACAACATTGACTTCAGCGCTACTAGTTATTGGCAATCACGAGACAGGATGACAACCAAAGACAGACTTAATAATAATGTGTTTTGGGTTTTTTCTAGGGGCGGTATAGAAGATCAGATATACAAAGCAGTTGTTAACAAGAAAGATTATACCCTTAATCATTTCAAAAAAGATTTGTTAAATTTAAATTAATTACAATGAATAGTTTTTTAAAAATATATGACAGTAAATGTTGGTACTCAATGGAAATAGATAAAACAAAATGGTTAAAAGAACCAGGCGATGAATTAAAAGACTGCATTACTTTTGAATTGAATACCTGTGATTGTGGTGAAACTATGCCAGCAGATGCAAAAATACCTGAGGAAACAACATTTATTATGAATATTGAAGACGCTAAATATTTGAAGGCTTTTTTGGAAGCCGCTTTAGATAACTCATGACGTTAAGTTTATAATTAGTAAATTTATGAATGACCGAGCAACAAGTACAGTCAAAAAAGATTAAGGAGCTAGAGGCAGAAGGTTACTATGTGCTTAAGCTTATAAAGACTAATAAAAATGGTATCCCTGATTTGTTAGCAATACACCCCAACAATAAGGTTCTTTTCGTTGAGGTTAAAACTAAAAAGGGTAGAGTGTCGAAGCTCCAGGAATATCGAATGAAAGAACTCAAAGACCATGGATTCGAGACGCAAATTCACAGAGGTTAATGCTAGCAGCTATGAAGGTTATCTTTATACCTTCGACAGTGATTTTGTTTTGGAACTTATGCGACATGATTTATATACCTCAGTTCCTATTGTTATGCAAATTGAAAAGTATGTAGATAGAAATTATGTAGAATCTCCTAATGATGTTTTAGAGTTGGCGGGTGTTTTAAAAAGAAAAACTCCTTTTTATTTTGTTGTCGTACTCTCTCATTATGACGAAATGGTATTTGAAAATCTGCACGAGATTAGCTCAGATGCATATTTAGATTATTATAATAAGAATATGTTGCTGAGTATTAAGGAGTAAGGTATTTTTTTTATTCAAAATAATTTATATCTTAGAGGGCATGAATGGATTAACTCCAATTGAGCACAAACGCATCAAGCATATAAATTATGTTATGGCTGATCTTCATGCTTCGCTGAACTCAATTTACGAACACCTTATGGATAAAGAATACACCCCTCTTAAAGGAGAGGTTAGTTCATTAACTAAAAAGCTTCGTAGTGTTGGCGAGTCGGTAACCGATGAAGTTTAGTCCAGACTATGATTTTATAGGCGCTGTGTGCATCACTGTTTTAGCGATGTACTTACTTTCTATTCTTATTTTCTAGCTCTTCTTCTTTTGCTAGCTCTTTCTTTGGCTCTTTGATAATCACTGTTCTTACCATACTCTCTTTCCCACCTGCGAGGGTTGGATTTCTTAAGCTTTGCTTGTTGATCGGCATTTAAATATTTAGGCGCTTTAGATGCGTTTCTTTTTATAGTTCGCATGTTGTATCTTGCAACACTACCTGCTTCAGCTGGTAATGCACCTAAAGTATAAAGAGTTAGTAGTAATGTACTGTATTGAGCAGCTTTCTTTTCGTCTTTTGATAGCTTGTGGGTTTTGCTTCCACCAAAAGCATTTTCTTTTTTATACTCTCCTGAGGCCATTATATTAGCAAAATCATATAATTCATATACTTTGTCTGCAGATATACTAATTAATCCTAAATCCTCAATTAGTTTTTTATTATTTTCAAAAAACTGATAAGGATCTTCATCATCGTCTATCATTTTTATTACCCCATTTATCGCCCTGATTACTAAATCATCTGCAGGAGGAGCTGGATTAATTACATCTAAAAGGACATTTTGCTTTCTTCCCTTTATTCTGTTATCTAAATCTTTTGCAGCTTGCTCTTCATCATCTTCTCCCATAAGATAGTTTGAAGCCGCAGCGGTAGCTTGGGTAAGTAATAATCCTAAACCATTAAATACAGCTGTTTCAACTGCGAGCCCCCCTATTGATCTTAAAGCAGCAGTCTTATCTTCTTTTGTAGCAGTTTTACTAGCTAGGGTTCTTCCATCAGAAAACATTCGTGCTTTTTGATTCAATAAAAAATTAGAAAATGGCAATAAAACTTGTCTAGTAAGTGTAGCCCAAGGATTATTAGAGCTAAATAATTGTCCTTGTAAATCACGATCCGATATGTTTTGCTGTCTATCAACTTGTTGTTGAGCATAGTTTCCAGCTTTTTTATTTACTTTATGATTTTCCCAATCAAACCCTGGAACTGTAACATCTAGGCCTTGCTTTTTCATCTCCCTTGCATAATAAGCCATCCAAGAAGCATTAGCTGCTATTTTATCTGGAGCTACTAATAGTTTGTCAATCCACCAATTTTGTATATTCTGAAATCCTCGTCTAAGTTTTTCTGGCTTACTATTAGCAGCCTCGTCTACTTTTCTGCTTAAACTTTCTAAGTTAGCTGACGCAGATATTCCTCTATTTGCTATATCGTAACCACTGTTTTTAAGCCAATTTATAACCGATGGCTTGGTATACAATCTAATGCCATCGATAGTATTTACTCCTCCTGCATTTACCATTGTGTTGAAAAGCGGCGTGAGCTGTTTTAAAAATTGACCCGCACTTCCTAAAGTTCTAGAAACCCCTAGAGAAGTGAGTGTATTTAAATATTTTAAAGCGGTTTTTGTTGATTGAGGAGTATAGTCTAAACCTCTTTTTTTAGCTATATAATCTTTCATCCGATTATAAACTATATCTCTATCAGCTTTTTTAGGTATTAGTTTGTCAAAATCTCCAGACTCAGTAAAACCTTTTACTTGTTGTATGGCAGCGGCTGTATTAATATCAGTTAAAGCTTTTCGTAGACTGTTTATATTTGATGTATCGAAACTTAGGTTAACATATCTCGTTCCATCCAAAGATTTTGGACGATTAGATTTTTTAAGCACACCTGTTTCTTTGTTATAGATTCTTCTTCCTGATGTGTCAAACATCGGTTCATCTATTTTTTGTTGAGAGGTATCTGGCTCTAGCAAACTAAACACATCAGGGGTATAGTTTATGTCTTGGTCTAGTTTTTTATTATATATATTTAAATTAGTATCGCTTAAATCTTTATAGTGTTTACTCCACTCTTCAGTCATCCACTCAACTGCTTCAATATTTTTTTGGTCTACTTTCGATTCAACATCTGTAATATTATTAGAATCTTTTAGAATTTTATCAAAGACTTCTTGATAAAAATCTGCCTTCTCATTATCCCCCTTGTTTTTAGTGGCTTTTAATTTTTCTATAGATTCTAAAATAAGACCTTTTTTTCTGTCAAATTCTTGCTGTTGCTCTACCTCTGTCCCAACTAACGTTCTTCTCATAAAAGCAAACATACCACGTTCAGTCATGTTTACTGAAGTATTAAAAGCTTCCCCGTTAGGTTTTGAATTTTCAAATTTCTTTACAAAGTTCTCTTCTATCTTTCGAGTTTGTGTTTCAGCTTTAGCGCTGCCATTAATAACATCTTGAAAGCCTGATAAAGCTAGAACCTTTGCAGCTCGAGACTGTCCTTTAAAAATCATTTCAAGCATCAGAGGAACTGAAGCAATGTTTTTTGACCAGAAATTCCCTGCATCATTTAAAGAAATACCTTTAAGACCATCTTTTATTGCTTTGACTAGGTTAGTTCGCCCTACATAATTACTTACTACCGCTTCCATTCCACCCGTCGATGCGTTAGTAGCAAAATTAATTAAAGAGTCTAGAGCTTGGAGTGCTTCTTGATCCGTTAGAACATTTAAATTCATGTTCATAAACGCCCTTACTATTCGTTTTTGATCTGCAGTTATTTCAATCTTTTCTCCAGTATTAAGGTCTCTTTTAAAAGGGTCTCTTTGAGTTTTTAATTGTTCGTCTACGACTGCAGTATAAACGCTGAAGGCATTTTTAAGAGCATCAAATATTACTTTTCTTTTCTTTTCGGCTTTACTTTTTTTAGCCTCTTCAGTTGTCTCTTCACTATAAATTATATCACGAACCTCGCTCAATGATAAATCACCAGGTGGTATTCCTGTTAAAGCTTCAAAGGCATCTGATTCTAATTCGGCTTGTCTTTTGTCTTGCGCTTCAATTTCTTTAAGTGAATACTCTTCGGTAGATTTAATATCCACTGCGGGCGCTACATTTATTCCCGTTTTAGTTCTTCTTGTAGAGCGAAGTCCTTTTAATAAGTTGGTGGCTTCTTGTTGGTATTTAGTCAAGTCATCCACAGTTAAAGGGTCAATCCTTAAAAACTCTTTAGCTGCGGCAGAAACATTAGCGTCTAGATTTTTATTACCTGCGGCCTTTTTAATTTGATTTTTTGTTTTCTTTGCTGTATTCAATGCTTCTACATTGTTCGCCTTTTCAAAGGTTTTAGTAATCTTTTGAATAGTTTTTTCTACTGTAACAGGATTGGCAAAATTAAGACCCTCCACCTCCTTTATTAAAGACTTTGCTGCCCGCGCCGCTACTTTACCTTTTGTTTTTATTTTATTAATTATATCCAAGAAAGCTTTACGCCTTGTTTCTTTAGGTGTCTTAGGGTCACGTACTGCTCTAAAGACTTGTTTGTTTTCATTTACTGTTAGAGGTTTACCCTCTTCAATAACTACCTCCCCATCTTGAATGTCTTCAACCTTAACCTGGTCCTCCTGGGTTGGTTCGACGGGCGTTTCTTTTTGGGTTTGTGTAGTCTCTCCGGTAAGCTCTGTGGATTGATTGTCTCCTTCAACCACTGCTTCGCCAACTTCGGATTGTTCTTCATTAAGTACCTCAGCTGGGCTTTTGATTGTATCGGCATCTTGTTCTGTTTTAGTTTGTTGATTGTCTCTTTCTTTTGCTTGAGTAATTTGCTCATCTACATCAGCGATTTTTTGATCTATCTCTTCTACCAACGGGCCTTCTAGTCCTTTCTTTTGATCCATTAATCTCTGTCTTTGATCTAATAAATCAGAAACCTCCAGCATATTATCAGAGTTGACTATAGTACCTTTGGTTCTATTCTCCGCTGTTTGCATGGCATATATTTCATCATATACTTCTTTGCCTTGCTGCTCTGTGATGTTGTTGTTTTTTACTAATTCATTAACTGTCTGATCTAAGTCACTTACATTCCGAGCCACATATCGTAAGGCATCTAATCTTCTGTTGCCTGAGAGTAAATTTTTAGAACCTAGAGTTGTGGTGGCTCCTAAAGTCATAATTATGGTTTCCATAATTTCACTTTCTTTTATTTTACTGTTACGCACAGACAAATCAGTAACTTCATTTACAGCTGCGTTTATTGCTTTTTCAGAAAACAACACTGGCAATTCTTCTATAGTAACCTCTTTAAGATTTTCTTTTGCTAAATCTTTAGCCTTTCTTTTTAACTCATCGACAGTAAACTTTTTACCATCTTTTTTGACCGCATTAGTTATGGCTGTTTTAAACCCCTGAAGACTACTTAATACTTTGGTATTAGATCCAGCTAGACCAGAAAACACACCATCTAAGGTAGCTATAGCGTTTCCAGCAATTGCTGCTTTAGTTAAAGCTTCATCCTCTGTTAGACCAGCCCGAACTAAATCGGCTCTCATATCTTCTACTGATTGAGCTGCTGTGCTTGCGTATGAGGCAAGCCCCATGCCAAAGCCTCCAGATATTCCTAAGGCTTTTGATAATCTTTGACCCCCCTTTATCAAACCAAAAAGGTTGGCTATTGTTTGTACTCCTCCTTGAACTAAACTTCCTCCGCTGTAATTTGTTTCTGAGAACTTTACATTCTTTGCTCTTTTTTTTATTTCTTCAAACCTTTCGTCTGATATAATACCTATCATACTAACATTGGTGATAGGATCAATTACATCTCCTTCCTCAGTTACTATATATTGTTTACCAGCCACTGTCACAGGCTTACCTTCCGTAACGCCTGATCTTTTTACAGGGCCTATCTCTATATCTAATGCCTCGCTTGTGTCTAAAAGAGCCTCTGTAACCCCCGCAAGGACACCTTTTTTATCTGCACCCGCGCCCGTTAATACTTGATCTACTAAAGAAGTTATTGCTGCTGCAGAACCTAAAGCAAAATCAGCTATAGTTGTAGGTATTGTTTTAGCTGTTTCCCCAAGCTCTGTAATAAATTTTACATTAATTGGAGCAGGAACAGGTGAACCTGGAACATTAAATGTAATATTAGATTGTCCAGCATCATATACTTTTTTTCTACGTTGCAAATCCAAATCATATGTGAGCTCCTTGTATTTAGGAAATAACGAACCCATTTTATTTAACAAGTTAGTCTCCTCTATTAGCTTTGCCTCAAGTTGTTTTTTTATGTTTAACAGCTGCAGCTTATCTTTAGGATCTTTTGCTAATTCTAATCTAGAATCGACAGTAGAAATATCTTGTCTTAGATTATTCATTACCTCCATCTTATATGAAAGTAATTTCTCTGTATCTTTTTTCTCTTGATCAAAAACCTCACCTTCATCAGTGGCTATAATATCTTTAATAAACTTAAAAGACGCCGACTCCTCTCTTTGTGTTTTAGCCTCCCACTTAGAATAATCATCTTGATCTATTTTTAACTCATCAAGTATATTTTTTTTTATAGTTGTAGGCTTTATCTCTACCTCTTCTTCTACTTCTCTTTCAACAGGCTTTAAATTCGGAGACTGAAGATCAGTCTGTATATCTTGAGATGCGTTGTTGGTAATATAAGTGCTATATTCTAGAGCTATATCACCAGCCTCTGTGCCCGTGGTATCTTTGTTTCCAAACTTTCTTTCTCTTAGAATAGCGTCCACGTTTACACCTTTTCCTTCTAAGAAAGCTCTCTGTTCGGATGTTTGTTCTGGTGTAATTTCTACTGTCTCCTCTTCTAATACTTCAGGGATTTCATCAACTACGTTAGTTTGTTGTTGCTCTTGTTGCTGCTGTGGAAAAACAAAATCTTTTTGCAGTACCTCTAAATCATTTGAATTTAATTCTTGTTGTATTGGTGGCTTTTCTATTACATCAACAAGTTCGCCCTCAGATTTTTTTTTTAATAAACCTTGACTTACAAACTCGTCAAACCTTTTGCCATATTCTTCTCGCAATTCAGCTTCACTTATTTCTAAACCATTAGGAGTGATGTATATTTCTTCTTCCATTATTATTTTTCAAATAGCGATTTATCAAATGGGGTGCCTTTAGCTATTGAATTGAAAATTTCTTTAACTGCTTCAATGTAGTTTCTTTTATCATCAGCACTAGTACTATTAGGTAACAATAAAGATCCCTCAAATATACTTGGTATAGTGAGTTCTAATCCAGAAGTTGTTGCCCTACTTCTAACGTCTAAATTAGGAAAATCTTCTTTTAATATTTTAAACGCTTCTTCTATACCGTCTGCCATAGAACTAGATCTTTTTAACGGGCCATCTGCGAATTTCCATGTCATGTCCTCGGTTACTTTTTTTATCACCTCTTTTAATGGCTTCTCATCACCAGCTTTTTCTCCTAAAACCTCTGCCGTATTAAAATCTTCAGTTATTGAAGTCTTAGCTTGTGTTCTACCGACTTGAGATGCGCCCTTATAGTTTGGATTAGGTAATCCTTTTTCGTCAACACTTTTTGTAAAACCACCAGTCTGATTAAAATCAGTTAATAATTGTTCATAAGAACCTTGTACATCAGGAAAAAATAACTCAACCAAGACCTCCCCCGCTTTCTCAGGATTTGATATATCATATGGAGAAGATGTTATTCGATCCTCATTATCTATTCTAGTTACTGTTAAAGTTTTTCCGTCCTCAGAACGTGTGGCGTTTAGTATGTTTGGAATACCTGGTGATTTTCCATAGATAACATTCGCCCCTTGTATCATTGCATCGATAGATGCTTGCGCTGTTGATTGGTCTCCGGAAATAACATTATCAATACTTTTTAAATAACCTATCTCCTTATCTCTCAAGGATTTAGCTTTTTTCTCAGCAACTGACGGAGGATCTACTTTAGTTTTTTCAAATTCAAATTTTTCTCTTGCTAGATCTATCCTATCTTGAGCTTGTTGGTTGACTATTTTTTGTTGTTTAGTTGGATCTTGTTCATCTTTTCTTTCCCCACCCAACGACGCTTCAAATCTAGACTCTGCATATTTCTGTGCAGCTAATAGTTGGTCTTTACCATGAGCAGTACTAAAATTATTTGTGCCGTCAGGGTTAACAAGTATAAGGTGGGGGTTGTTCTTAGCTTCTGTTTCATCATACGTGAAATCGTAAGTGCTACCGTTGGGAGCTACGCCTATGTTACCCGTTAAAATGCTTGATACATTATCAGGATTAACAGTAAAAGAAGCAACCATATTTTTTTTCGCATCGTTAAGAAGCTTTTGCTCTGCATCGCCTAACTTACCCTCTTGAGAAGCTAAGAAAAATTCTTTAGTAGTTCGCCCGTCACTCTCTTGAATTAAGGTTGCGGCTAAACCTTTAACTGCATTATTTACAGCTCCGTCCAAATCAAAACTATTGTACTGTCTTGTAGCTTGCTGAACAAGCTCTGATGCATTTGCAAAATCTCCTGGCTTGGTAGATATAACTCCTGTTACCTTATCTCTTCTAGCTACATTGACCTCGCCCGTAAGGGGATTTATGTAAGCTCCATTGTTGGCAAAGTTTAAAAAACCTTCAGTCTGTTGACGCATCCAGTTTTCTTTAGCTTGGCTTTCACCTGCAGCAAAACGACGCATGGACTCATCATAGCCCTCGTTAAATTTTTTTGCAGCTGTAAACATAAGAGTAGTGCCTTGGTTAGCGTTGGCTCTAAACTTGTAGAAGTCTCGCTCTGACAATTGCCCGCTTTTTAATAACCGCTCAGCATTTCTCATGGCATCACCTGCATCAGATGTAAAGTCTCCCATAAATCTGTTTACCTCAGCGTTTGTTCCTTGTGGCTGATTTAAAAGATTTTCTTCGTAAGCATCAAGCTGTTTATTTATATCGTCTTTTCTGTTCTGTCTGTCTGTAAGTTCCAAAGAGATAGCATCGGTCATCTTTTGACCAACTTCACCCCAATTTATTTGCATTGGTTTTGCGTCCCTTACATATCCGAATCCTAGTGCCATATCTTAATTTATTACTATAGGATCAAGATCTTCCTCCAAGACTTGCACCGAATTAGGATCAAAATTAGTGGGCGCGCTAACTGGCCCAAAGATGTCAGAGAAAGATGGATTTTCACCTACTCTAGCGCTAATAGCGCTTAAAGCATCCATATTACCTTTATCAGAAACGAAGTCTAACATACCTGCTTCTCCTGTTGCTGGTGTGCTACTACCATAAAGACCTGGGAGCTTCATAGCTTGGGTGCCTAAAGACATAAGGCCGCTTACACCCGCTTGATTAGCCGCTTGTCTTGCGGCTCTTGCGTCGGCAGCTATCATTTGTTGACCTCTTGCTTCTTGTAGACCAATATTAGCTAATGCATTACGAACTCTTTGTTTTTCTCTAATCTGCGCTTTTTCAATTTCAGACATCTCTTCTCCCATTGCAATTCTAGTCCTTGCTTGCTGCTGCTGATTAAATATGTTAGCTTTACCAGCTGTGGCAATAACACCTCTTTGTTCGCCTTCTTGCCCAGCTTGTACAATTTGACCTAAACCCGACAACCCTGCCTCTCTAGCAAGATTGTACTTTTCTTTTTGTATTGATCTTTCACCTTCATACAAGGTACTAATAGTGTCTTTCGATTCATCGAAAGCTTTTTTGCCGAGCCGTTCTGCTTCTTCTTGTCTTTTTCTCTGCTTACCCGCTTGTATAAAACTGCCCGTTGTTCCCGCTGCAGATATAGCTAAACCAGCGGCTGTTGCTATTGTAGTGAATGCTGCCATATTATAATACTTTTATCATTTCTTGTGAGTAATTGTCTGCTTTTATATAGCCTAATTCTTTATACGTATTAATCAAACCATCATGTTTTATTAAGGCATAGGCGTATTTACTTCCTCCTGCCTTGCACGCTTGAGTCAATGAGTCAACTAAAGATTTGACAGCTCTGTGCTTGGCCTTTTTATTTTCGTAATTCTTATTTGATATAATCCAGTCCACCCAGGCTACTTTTGAATTTGTTATATATATAAACCCTGCACATACAGGGATGTTATTATCTAATACTATTAAACCACCTTCACCGTCATCTGGCAAAAAATCTTTTGCCGGAGGCTCCCATCCCCAGTCATTCCACCAACTCACTAGTATGTCTTCGTAGTCAGTAGAATTTAGTTTACGTATATTAAACTCCATACTCTAACAAAGATACTAATTTTTAAGGATCACTTTTCATTACTTGCGCTTGCACTGCAAAGAGCTCCGCTCTAGCAGGTCCTATATTTTCAAAAGTCATTATTGAATAGTGCCCAAGTATTCCATGTGACTCTGCAATTAGATTCTTTAACGCCATCATTAAAGGCGTATTTGTTGTTGGATTAGTTGCTCCAGGTATTGTGCTGTCTACTGTAATTGACGTGGCATTTTTGGCTGTAATTACACCCGCTAATGAGGGAGAGTTTGTGAACTCATTAAGATAATACAAATAATCTCCTATACTTATAATTGAATCGATTGCAACAGTAAAAGTGAAGACTCTAGGATTTGTCATTGTAAAGCCTGTGGTATTACCTATACCATTGACAGACCTTAGATCAAACTCACTGAGTGTCGCTGGAGTTTGTGAAGTGTTTTTGACTGCCGCATAATAAGCCCCTTCTTTTAGCTCAAACCATGTGTTGTTTATAAACGCTTGGTTATTCATGTCAGTATTTAAGCTAGTGTTCCAAGGTGAATCTGATTCTAAGCTTATAGTTTTAAATAATTTATTGTCTAAGGGCGCTTCATTAATAACAGTTGTTATTGAGCAGTTATATTGTACACCATAAAAATTATTTCTTGCTTCATTAGTGTTATGTCTGTATATATTGCCGCCTGAAAAAGTATAAAAGTAGTTATTCATACCTACCATATAATCAGGGTTGTATGAATAAAACGATGGCCAACCTTGTACACTATTGCTATAAGTAAGAGTATACAGATCACCAGTAGGCATTTGTGGCGTAGCGACAGGGTTAGGTGATGATGGTATTTGTGCCAACTTTAAAATTTTTATTTAAAACAAATATACAATATTTTTACTTTGGCCCTAAACTATAGGAGTAGCTGTAGGCGTTGGCGTTGGGGGTATGGGAGTAGGAGTAGGAGTTAAAGTAGGAACAAATGTAGGCGTTGGTGTAGGGGTTATCTCCGTGCCTCCTATACATATTTGACCCGCGCCTTTTGTTCTACCCTCACTGTCCTCTATATATAATAAGAAAGTTAGTATGGTATACTCACCACTAACTAGAGGTGATGTTGGGTTTGGCGGAAAAAAAGCTGTGGTTGGACTAACGCTTGAGGCAGGGGGGATAAGACTCTGTGGATAAAATCGTACTATCTCATTACCTAATGAATCTAAAATAGCACCTGTTGCGACAACTAACCCTGGGCCACTAAGCCAAATGCTTTGAATTGATGGAGTCAGTCCAGCAGTCAAAACCAAATTATTGGGCACATTTATAATCTCTTGATTAGCAATTGCATAGGTTACACCATCGGTTCCTTGATACGTGTTTACAATTGGTGATGTGGTACCAGTTCTAACTTGGGCTGAACAACTTAAATAACTCATGCTTTTTAATTATAATACAAATTTACAATTTTATTTTATGCACTTACAATATGATAGATTCTATTCTATTTACCCATCCCTTTGATTTACTGTAAGGCCATACAATATATTTGTGTGGCGTCTTACCTATAAACTCACTGTCAATTTCTATAGCGTCTTTATATTTCCAAGTGTTTACTTCTCTTTCTTGCAAGTCTTCCCTGTTTATAAGTATTCCATTTTTATCCTCATATATTACAGCAACAAATAAATAGTCATCATGTAAGAATTGATTTTTATTTAACTGTATCTTATATCTAAATAAACTAAGATAAGGATCTTGATTTGTACCGGGGGGTTTATTATCTAAGGTAGACTGCTGTACGGTTCTGCTTTTAAACCGTATGCCAGCGTAACTCTCATATTGTTCCAAAGTACGCACAGGTCCAAAGTCATATCCTTTCAATGCCTTTTTTGCACATGATGTGCATTGCTGATTGTCCACTTGCAATAATGTCCGAACTCTATTTTGAGAAGACTCATCTCTTTTGCTCCATTCTGTGTGATCATCCCAATGCTTGTCTCTGCCTTGCCTAGTGTATTCATGCCATGCTATTGTCTTATGTGGATGAAATAAATCATAACCCCAAGTATAGGCTCTTACAGCTATACTAATTTCTTCACCGTGAAAATATAAATAAGGATCGTGAGGGACTTCTCTACATATTTCACCAATGGTAAACGCAAAATGTCCTGAATAAAACCTAGCTGGTATTGGCTCAGTCGCATTATCCTCCATATAGTGTGGCTTAAAAAACAACATTCCTTTAGGAGTAAACCTGTCAAATACCATGCTCCATGGCATATTTTCCTTGTCCTCATTTTCTGTCTCAGGTAGATAGGAGGGCAAGTAAGAAGTAATAAGTGGCCTTGTTACGCCCTTCTTTCTCAAAGAAAAAAACATGTCTATACACTCAGCGTCCCAGTCTTTTATAAACCGGTGGTGTGAATCTAAATGTAGTGTAAACATTTGATTGGTATAGTGCCTTTGTATTTGATGACGAGCCCAACAAGTTCCTTGAGATTCTGTGTGAGGTATGTCTATTATTATAAACCTTGAATCATTTTTAAAATCATTAAGGTTATCCCACTCATCCTCTGCGTTATGCTGATGAGCTACGCATATGGTTAGCTGTTCAGGGTATTTAGCATTGTGTAATAGATTGTGTAGAGTGGGTACTAATTCAGGATCACGATAGCTAGCTATCTGAACAAATATAGAATACATTAGATTTGATTTTATTTATCAAATATAATAAATATTAAACCACATAACTAGAACTAGAACCGCTTCCTATTTGATTACATACTTGACAATCATTTCCTAAAAATAAAAGAGGCTCTACTGCTGGTGTTGTGTTTGTTATATATTGAGATGGAGTTGTAGTGCTGCCATCTAACTGATAACATACTCCGTCATCACCCCTATAAACACTTCCTGAGTTACCTATCTGTGCTCCTGCACTAAACAGAGGGTCATTAGTAGGTAATGTAGATACTCTTTTGCCACCATATTGATTACCTGTTTGTAATGATGGATCACATGGTTTTAATATGTAATAAGTTTCAGCAGGGCAACCAACTATTTCTTTATAAAAACCAGGTTGTCCTTCAACTACACCGTTTACGTCAATTGGTAAAACATTTGTAAGCTCTTGCTTACCAGATAATTGACTAGCAAGTAAAATACCACCCATAGTGTATATGGTTGATCCTAAATCAGGCGTAACTCTTTTATTAGTTGCCCATAGTGTATTCCACGGCACTTGCATGTAATAGTCTGTAGAGCCATCGCTACATTTAGTTAGTTGAACTATGTTTCCTGTTATAACATTAAACGTAGGACATCCCGTTTCACCAACAATTTCATTCAACACTAAATTTCGTCCTCCAGGTTGATCTAAATAGTCCGCAGCAGGAACAAAAGATACCGTCGGTGACGCAGGGTCGTAGTAATAATACTCTTCAGGCTCTACGTTTGTAGCTACAAATCTTTGATTGTCTGCAGGTCTATTGGCAAAAGTTCTATTGATGTATCCTGAGGCAGGTGTATTTCCATTTTCACCTTGACAAGCTGTTAATTTATAATTAATAGTAGCGGCTGTACTAGGGATAATTTCTATAGTTCCTGATAATGTGTTGGTTACTGTCGTCCCGCCAACGGGTATAGATCCCGCTGGATTTGTTGCAGAAAACTTAGCGGTTGGACTAAATTGTTTTCCTTGTACTGGTGAAGCTACAATATTAAAACTATAGGGGTCATTTTCTTGACCTGTTTGTGTAACAGAACCTGCGGGGTCATTGCCATCATAACCAGTGCCTGATAAAGTATAGTCAACATTTAATGTCCCCACTATATTATTAGTTACGTTTTGTATAACACTATATATCGTAGGTGGTGATGGCGTGCTTCCCGAGCAATTAGGACAATTTATTGAAGATCCCAAAACCCCTCCCGATTGTTGTCGTGTTATAACTTGATCTGAATAGTATCCGTCTACAGCAAGAACTGTTAAAGCTGCATCAGTATAAACAGCTGTTGCCTCTGAAAGAGTTGGAGCATCGATAAATAAAGCTAGTTGTGACATTTTTTAATATTTTATGTTGGGCATGAGACATTAACATCATATGCTGTTCCGCTAAGAGGACCATATACCTCTACTTGACATGTAGTAGTGGCTGTATTTTTATTAAACGTAAATGTTTTATATACATTTTGCGTTCCTTGTATGAATCCTCCATTCGCTACAGTCGGCAATGGAGCTGTTCCATTTGGTGCGTAGGCATTGCCTGAAGTGGGCTCTACATAAGGACTTCCAGTGTTAGGGTCAGTGCCTGACAATTCTTGATGCAAGTTAGGAATTTGTGATTGTCCACCATGATATTGACTATCAATAACTGTAACTCCATCAAATTTTACTATCATTCTATCAGGTACTGTTTGACCCCTAAACTCTACAGTAACTGTTCCAGTACCTGATCCTAATTCTATATTACGCCTATCAGGATAACTCTGACCTCCTGTATATCCAACAGCTTGAGAACATGGAGTTGTGGGTGCTGGTGGTGCGCATGAACAACAAGAGTTGAACTCTGCTAATGCTCCAAAGTCTGTAGTGTTTTGACAAAGAGTTATGGCTGTTATTGTTCTATAATCCCAAATCAAATAAAGATTATTATCTGCCGTCGTCATAGTTGGCATCGTGAATGTAGCATAATTAGACCCTGCTGTAGTTACAATAGGTGTCGCTTCTGTTGATGCAGATACTAATGCGTTTATATCTGCTGTTGTGTTGTTGTAAACAGTTGCGCTTCGTAAAAATCTCAATTTGTTAGTAGTAATATTAAAATCAAAAGTATCAGAGCTAAATTTGTTGCTTATAATAGACACTAAAGATCCTTCATCTGGTACTGCATTTGAACCTAAGGCACCTTGTATAGTATAATACTGTGAAACTACGGGATTAGTACCGCTTGCAAATGTAACTAAGTTAGATTCTAGAGGTGAACTTAATACGTTATCGGTCCATCTATATTCATTATGAATTGTTTTAAGAGCGTCACCGTTATTTGTTAGGGCTATGTTATAAACGGTAATTAAGTTTTGTTCTGGGCAACTTACAGTAACCTCTGCACTATCTGCAACACTAGCATTTGTTGTGGCTTCAATAGTTACCTCTGACTCATTGACATTGTTTTTTGGTATGGTAAAACTACCACTCACAAAGACAAGTCCGCTAGTATATTTTACACCATTATAATAAGCATTAAAAGTATATCCTACACCAGTGTTAGTGTCTTCAGTTACTATAGGAGATATTCCCGCTTCTGTTTCCATTATTTGTAAACCAGCTCCTGTAGGTGTGTCTATTTCAGTTATAATATTATCGTCTGAAGCATCTGGTATTATGTAACTAACAGTAACTTGTCCTACATCTTGACCTACATCAACACAATAAATGGTTCTTTTGCCAGGTTCAAGAACTAAATTTTCGGCTACATCACACCCTAAACATAGTCTGAAATCGAAAGTGTTTTGCAAGTTACCCGCTAACACAAACTCATTAGTATAAGGGTCATAACCACCTAGCTTTTGAGTACCTAAAGAATTTATAAAGAAATCTCTAAACCACCCTCTCATGCCTCTTTCAGATATTACAGAAAGCTCTTCTTGACCACTAGAACCTCCTCTTAATCTAATAACAGCTCCACGTTTTGAGTCAACGAAATATTTATCGTATCCCCATACAGCAAAACTTTCAGGATTATTACTTATACCATACTCTTCATCTCTTGCTATCTGAACACCTAAAACTTGAGGTACACTAGTAAGTGCTCCCCCTCCAGCTGCATCTGTTAAAAGATCCTTTCCGACAGGAACATAAGATATTCTGTCTTCTTGTAAAGTAAGGATGTCGGTACGTCTTGAATAAAGTTTTCTTATTGGACCAAATGAATCTTCTAAGGGGCTAAAGTTTGCCAAGCCTAGGTTAAATTCATTTAGTTTATTTACGTTACTTTCATCGTTAAACACACCACTGTATGTTAAATCAGAAAACCTATGTGCTTCTTTATAAATTTGAGATGATGTAGTAGTGGTCCTATTTCCAAAAGTTAGACCCTTTCCTGTTATAGAGTCCCTAATTTTATAACTTTCTATACCGTCTCCGAAAGCTATACAATTTGTAAATCCTGTTTCTACGATAGCGTCTTGAGCTGTAACTACCCCTGAGTTGTCAATATCAATAATTTGATTTTGAATACTTCCCAAATGCTGTCCAAGCGAATCGACTCCAAAAGACTTCTCATTTTCAAACCATACATCAGGCAGCGCGTCTAAAGGCTGGGTTTCAAAAACAACTGAAGCTTGAGCCCTTATAACCTCTATCTCTACATCTAGTCTTGAGTCACCTCTACCAGGACACTCTCTACCACCACTCACTCCTAAGAATATTTCACCAGTATTAGTGTTTTCAATAAATCTAAAAAAGAATGATTGAACACCTTGAGATATATCTCCATCTACAGGGTCACGAGCGACTTGCAATGTTGAGTTGTTATACTGAATGTTGGTGCCATTATCAAAAGACAGCTCTTCAGCAGGATTACCTAACTGAAACAGAGAGTTTTTTTGTATAGCTCCTGAAGTTAAAACTCCTAATCCCTCTCCATCAAAAAACTCTTTAAAGTTTGCAAAAGTTGCACTAGCAATTATATCTTGCTCATATGACCAAACTAAATTTTCACATGGGGCCGATGATTTTCCCCCTGGTCTTGTTGATTTAATTTTTATTTTGACAGAACTATTCTCTGGTATATCATAAGATATATTCGCAGTGGCTCCTGAACCTGCTGGATTAGGTATAGTAACGGGATAAAAAACTTTTGGGTAGTGGTCGTTTTTTACATTAGGTCCGCTTATGTTACCGTAAGTAATAATAGGATTTGTTACTGAAGATACCGCAAAATTAGTTGGTATCATTTTCATATAAGTTCCAGGAGGCGCTTGTAACTTGGGACCTGATGGATTTAAAGGATCTGTAAATTCAATAAACCCTTTTAATTGAGCCTGCTTTTCTAAAACCACCGCTGTAGCACAGTTTCTTAAAGCTCCTGAGGAATCTTTTTTAACTATTAGACGGTCACCCTCTTCTACTTTGTTTGCATTCTCTCCTTCAAGTAAAAAATAAACTGGTGCTGTATTGTCTTCTTTAACAAAACTTGACACGTAAATTGTCTCGTATGTAGACTTACTAGACTTAATACAAAACTTATATCTTGTTGCCCAATATGGAGCATGTTGAGCAGGAGCTCCGCCTGCTTGGCCACCTGGTATGTTTACTGTAATACCATTTAAAAAAACTGAGTTCTGACAAGGAACGTGAGTGGTGTTTAAAGGCCCAACTAAAGCTGTAGAGGAACGATTGAAATCATCCATATATACAATACCAATCTCATAGTCTCTATTACTGTGTAAGCTAAAATTATTATTTGTCGTCCTTAAAAAAGACTCAGCGCTTAAAACTTGATAATATTCATAAGTTACATTTACTCCATCAACCCATTTCATTGCCAATAGTTGTAGACCAATTCTAGTATCATTTGGTCCGCTAGGAACTGATTGTATAGCAAAACCTTGAGTTGCTGCAGTTATACCACTTTCAGTTTTAGCAAAAGCCCCTAGTGTTGATGGTATTGAACAGTTAAATACATCACTAAAAGTAAAACCATTACATGCATTGCCAACAGTTTGTACATTGCTAGATGTACCTATACTATCTTGAAAATGTGAATCAGTAGCTAAATCATAAACAGTAGCATAGTCTTTGATTAAAGTATATGAAAACCCTATTTCAGTAACAGGCGTAAGTGCTGTAGGTGCCGATCCCGCAGAAGTGTAAAAACTTAAATGAGTAAAGTTAACTGTCCATGATATTGTAGAACCTGCTCGTAGAGGTAAGCTACTTAAATCTATAAAAAATATAGAATTTGTTTTGGTCGCTGTTTGGCCATAAGTATAATATCCATCACCTATAGTTTCTACTAAACCTGTTTGATTTACTTCAGAAGACGATAACGTTAAATTATATGTAAAATTTATTGCGTTATTTTGTCTGTCTTTTAAATTATAACCCTCAAAATAATTACCATAGACTAAGCGGTTTCCCATCAAAGTCTGTGCTTGTGCTTTTAAAGGTACATTGTCATAAAGCCTTAGTATTTCAAACTCAGGCAATACTGTAAATATTTTTTGGTCGTCAAAGGTAAATGTAAAAGAGTTGTTATCTCCTAACCCTTGCTCAGCTTTATTGATGGTCTCTATAATTTTTATTGTAGGGTCGCTCATGTCCTTATACAATAATTGTATTGCAACAACTAAGGGTCCACCAGTATCAAATGTAACTTGGACTACGTTTGCTGTGTTTAGCATCCCCTCATTAAGAAAACTCGACTCACTAAACCTATATACCCCTGCTTGAAATGCGGGCGCACTAAACTGTGACGTTGCTGAAAACTCTCCATTTTGATACTCATAGCGATATGCAAAACAAATAAACCTGTCTTCTAAAAATACTGTGCCGTCGGCAACAGTTGAGGTTACAATAGAAGGCGCAGAAGTGGGCGGCTTTTTAATTACCAAAATACTTTCTGCGCTAAACTGATCTATGTAAGACATATTATATTGTTATTGTATATGTTACACCATCTATTAATGTGATGCCTGTTAATTTCAGCTTTCCTACAGACTCTGGGTTCTGAGAGGCGTTACTTTCATCAACATATTGTGCGGTCGGGGCATATCTAGCTACATAAGTTCCGCTTGAACCATCACTTCCTGTAATATCACCCTTCATCTTTCCAGTGCCTGGATTGCCCCCGCCGCTAGACATGATAAGTCCAAAAGTTGCACTCCCGTCACTATTAGTAATAAATTGTGTTAACGCAAATCCTGATGCCGTATTTGCGCCTTGAATCCCGAAACCTTTTGTTAAGGGAGGTACAACAGTTGGCCCCGGTACACCAAAAGTTGTTACTGTTCCTGTGTAACAGCCCGTCCCAGGTAAATCAATTTGAGTTGTGGTTGGCGCCGCTCCTGCTCCTATAGCGTTTGAAGGGCCTGGACAACCCAATACGGTACCTTGATGAAACCCGATTGAGATGATTCCAAGTTGAGTTATTGTGCCTGCTGTAAAAGCAAAAGCTGTTGTTGTTCCGTTAGTAAAAGTGGAAACAATCGGCTCACTGTATGAATTTTTTACGTTTATAACTCTAGGTGGATTTAAAAAATCTGTAAAAAAAAGTAAATCACCAACCTTATTGGTGCCAGTAATTAAAAACTGTGGGTTAAAATTTAATGTAGTGTTTATACCAGAGCCATCGTCAATGCTTATGACATGATATTTTAAAAATCCTGTTAACACATTTAAAGAGACTATCATATCGATCTTGCCTGTGTCACCTATTGGAAAGTTTGAATCATGCACAAACCAATACAAAGTTTCATTTGCTCCGTCTTCATAAACACCAATTGTTCTAGCTTCTGAGCTTAATGGAGTATTAGTAAGAGTTACAGGATCAATAAAATATAATTCTGAAAGTTGTGTATTTCCTTTTGCGTTTTCTACCGAACCTACTTCAGATTCCTCTGTTGACCCTAATCTTAAATTTAACGCATCTACATATTCGCCGTTAGGTAGCAGCCTTTCGTCAAGGCTTTTATTCATTCGCCCTAATACAAAATTTCTTTGTGTGTTTGCCATTTTATTTTAGCCACTTGTTTTCCCCTCTCATGTTCATCAACAAACGCCCTGGGTGAATATTACTTAACCGTATTTTTGCATTTCTTAATAATGCTGTTTTATCTTTTCTTGCTCTGTTTATTATATATTCCTGTACTCCAAATTTGTTATTTAATATCGCGTATTTTATATAGGCATATATATAGTCCTCGAATAACTTGTTTAAGGTAATTAAAGAATCATCCCCACCTTCCATGCCATCTGAAATGTATTCTAATATGCATTGTTCATTTGCCATAGTAGAATCGAAATTAATCACCCCTGCTTTCTTATCTATCGTAAAGGTAGGGTTCATGTTAGCCGTCTCTGTATTAAGGCCGTATCGAGCTCCTATGTAAGTGTCATAAAAATCTTCGTTAAACGGAGGGTTATTGTCTTGATCTAGGTTGGCTTGGTTTAAGTAAATACTATTTAACGATCCATCTTCTCTTGCGGTATTGAGGCTTGAGGTTTGTGTGTTGACATTATCGTCTGCGTCATAAGTAAAAGATGCGGTTGCCGACTGAACGTATGATAAGGCTGATTGAACTTGTATGTTTTCAAGCAATGGTCGTATGGTATTGTTTTTAAACAAAGAAATTCTAACCCAATTAACATAATCAGAAGGTAAAACAAATCTTAAATCTGAATATACCGTTAACTGTAAAGATTTTATCTCCTTGAATGCATCATAGTTGAGCTCTTGAATACCTCGTTTAGCGTGAAATAATATTTTAAACCTGTCCTCATTATTAACTAAAGAATGGTTTCCGCTATACATCAACAGAAAATTATTGACAATATCTGTTAAACTTACATACTGATAAGACCCCCAATTTAAATCAGTGGGTGTCGCTCCATCATTAGTATAATATTTTTTTTGATCTATATATGCCATAATTATTGTTGTTGATTTTGCATTTGTTCTTCAACTTGTCCAAATTTAAATATATCGCCTTCTCTAATAGATATACCTGCATACTGTAAAATTTTAGCCACTAAATCATTAGCGTCATCAATTGGTAATTCAAAATCTTGAAAGTCAGCTTGACTCTGGTCAAATATAGGAGCTCCTCCTGCAATTGTTGTAAAAGTCCACTTAGGGTCTAATGGATATCTTATATACTGAGAAGTAATATCAGTAGCCCCGTTAAAAGTAGAGGGAAATATAGTAACTAAATTGCTTTCTAAAGTATAAGCTGGATAAATTGTAGAGGGAGCAGTGAGCAGTGAATTATTAAGCATTGTAATTTTACTTTGCGATACTCTTTCTGCCTCACCTTTAAACTGTCCCACTGATGAACACAAAATTTTATTTACTATGTAATAATCCGCAGGCAAAGTATAAACATTGCCAGCGCTTTGTGCAAGAGTGGCTGTTACCGAAAAAGAATCTATTACTTCTTCGTATCCTTTTTTTATATCAGCATATCCTGTACCTGAAACGCGAGCATTTTCCTCATTAATTTGCTGGTTATAATTAACAAAGTATTCATCAAATAAATCCAACTGTGCTTGTTTAGCAAATAAATTAAAATCACTTGGTGATATATACCCGTAGTTATTTTTGTTTATAATTGCTAATACTGTATTTCGTACAGAATTTATCATTGTTATTCTTTTACACAAAGATAAGTAAAAAAAAAAGAGGTCAATTTTTCATGACCCCTTCTCTAAATAGTAAAAAATAAAAAAGATATTAAAGTAGATTTACATGTTGTTAGCCAATCCTGATAAATGTTTTAATGCTTCTAAACCTTCATCGGTTTGAAAAAATGACGCTATTATGTATATAGGATCTTCTTGATAAGGCACATTTAACATTTTCTTTTTGTTAGATGGTGTGTTAAACCATACCTCTTTGCTATTATTTCTAAATTGCAAAATCTTTTTATCAAAGAATAATTGGATCTTGGCATTTAATTTTAATGCTGGATCTTTAAGTAACAATAAAAAATCTTTAGGCTGATTTTTTGCAAACACTAGAATATCTCTTCTTAGTTCAGCTGTAGTTATAGATGTAACATCTTGCTGAAATAAAACTCTTCCAATATTTTCTACTTGGTCTACAGTTAATTGCCTAGCTTCTATTAATGCATCAACCTCAGCATTTAAGTCGTCAACAATTTGTGCTGCATCTTTTGCTTTGTCAACCTCAACATATACCCTGCCATTTCCAGGATGATATGCTAAAAATTTTTGTAATACTTGATTTTCTTTACGCACCGTTAAAAAACCATTTTCAAAAACTATAGGCTCTAATATTGCATTATCATCTTGATCTTCTTGAAAAGGTGAGTTTTGGTTTCTTGCATAGCGCAACGCTTTATTTGTTCCAGTCTTTTCATCAAACCACAATAGAGGGAATCTCTGTGTATGTCTTGACGCTAAAATTAAGGATAGTGGCGCAGTCTCGCGCGTTAGTTTGTAGATTTTATCTACGTATTTACTAGTAGTTTTCATTTGATTAGATTTAAATTTTATAAAAAGGGGGATCTTGAGATCCCCCCGAAAAAACACTTATTATCTACTCTTGAAAGATAAAGAAGTTGTTAGCACCTAAAGTACAAACAGCTCTCTCTGACAAGAAGTTTACTTGCATGTTATCTACATCACTTGTCATAGCACCACCAGCAGAACCAGTAATCCAAGTCTTGTAACGTCTGTCTTCTGTTTCAGAAGCTCTATATCTAACATGTAAGAAAGGTCTCTTAGCGTTTTTACCTAGA